CCGGGGTAGTAGATGAGCAGCTGAAAAAGGTTGAGGGCTTAACGGTTGTCGGGGCAAGAACTGAGACAGATGCGGATAAAAAGAAATACAGAGAGAAGATTAGCGGCGCGCAAGCTTCATTCTCAGCAATTGGTAAAATAAACGAAGCATTTCTTGATGATAACAAGGCCATAAATGCTGGGCTTATAGTTGCTGATACTGCGGCTGGAATAATGAAAACCATCTCTAAATTGGGAATGCCTGCCGCAATACCGTTCGTAGCTCTTACAGCGGCAACTGGATTGGCTCAACTGGCATCACTGCAAAGCTCTGGTAAGGGCGGCGGCTCAATATCCGCACCTTCAGCAGCAGCAGCCGAAACCGCTCAAGAATCATTTAGCCCAGAACAATCCGAAATCGGCTTGGATTTTAGAAGTGAAGAAAGCAACACAGCAAACGTGATAAGATTCGATACAGAAACCGGTGACCAGTTGATTGATGCATTAATGGGCGTTATGAATGACAGTATGAGGAACGGCAGAGGATGAGAATTAGTAAAACCAATGTTCTTTTAGGGTCTACGCCATCGGTAACCACTGGCGGCTCGCTGGACAGCGCGGCTAATGTTACTGATCCCGATTTCTCAACTTCTTACACTGGCACTGATAACAATACTTTGCGCTTTGAATTTGGCGCTCGCAGCAATATAAGTTATGTTGCAGTTGCAGGTATTAATATAAGTGGGCTAGGTGATGGGTTAAGTTATGTTAGGGTTGCGGATGGCTCAACTGCCGTATCAGCTAACTACATAGTCAGAGATAATTGTGTAATGATCACTTTTGATGCTAAGTCTTTTTCAAATCTAAGAGTTAAATTATACAATGCTGCTGGTGATAAACTTCCATCTGTTAGGTTTATCGCTGCTGGTGAATATATGCAGGTTCCAAATGGTGGCGAGAATGCAGGCTATAATAGGCAGTTTTTAAACCGCAACATTAAAACAAAAAGTACGCTTAGCAACTTAGCCGCCCCGACTGCGGTTCTGACAAAAAAAATAGCGCCATCAGGAACGCTTACCCTGCCAAATATGACAAAATTATTTACTGAATCTGAATGGCAGGATTTCTTAGATTTTAGCGTAAACAATTATTTCTTTATAGTTGAGCAGGACTTAACTGGTGAGGTTACGCAAAATCAAAGTGCATACCTTTGCTTTGATGCAACTAACACAAGCACAAGCGCAGGTGCGCAAACTAGGTTGCTTAACAACGTGTCTATTAGCTTTAAGGTGTTTACAGGCTTATGAGTACATTTGAGCAATCGAAGGGGTTATTCAATCAAACGCATTTCACAATAATTGAGATTGATTTGCCAAGTGTTGGAGGTGAATGCACAATAGGCGGGTTGCCAGGGTTCGGCACGCCTCTTAGTTGCGATCAATCTAGCGATGGGATAACAACCTACAAATTCACACAAGCCAGTGCACCAATGCTTCCAGAAAACGGAATACTAAGGCTAGTAAAATCAATATCTGAAAACCCAGCCAAGCTAAATAGCGGTAGAGGCTTATCTAGTAGAGGCACTGGCTCAATAAAGCTGTTTGATATGACAGGTAAAGATCCAAACCCAAACGCGCCAGGTGTAACTGATGAGATCAAATCTCAAGGCGGTTACTTGGCAAAAATGGCGGCTAGAAATAACTTCACAAATAGAGCGCTAAGGATTAAAAATTACCGTACAGAAATTGATGGAACTATTGATTTATTAAATGGAGCGCAAGTTAGGCACTTTATAATAGATTCATTTGATGCCGGTAAAAATGGTGAATGGACAATAAAGTTTAAGGATGAACTTGCGAGGGTTAATATAGGCGAGACTGTTTGGCCGCTTCCTCTTGAGGGGTTTTTAATAAATGACATAACCGACTCGCAAACAACATTCAATGTTGATCCTAATGTTGATTATCAAGCAGCTCAAGCAATACGTATAGGCGATGAGCTGATGAAAATAACATCAGTAAGCGACATAGGCACAGGAACCGCAAATATAACTGTGCAGTCACGCGGAACTCCGATTAATTATACCAACACGCTTTCCTTTACAGATAAGGATGAGCATTCTCTAGGGGATGAAATATTTGTATGCGAAGTTTCTGACGATGAGGTAATTGACAGCCTGCTGTCTAGGATACTTATAGACATAGGTGTTGACGCTTCATATATACCATTATCAGAATGGGCGGCAGAGGTTGCAACGTGGCATCCAAACTCAAAAATAAACACGATATGGATTGAGTCAGAAGACACTGCCGACGTGATGGAAAAAATACTATCTTACTTTATGATAGATATGTGGTTTGATCCGGTCTCTAGGTTAATCAAGATATCCGCAATTAGCACATGGCAAGAGTCAACGGCATCTTTGATAGAAGGCAATCAGATAGACTTTGAAAGTATAAGTAGAAAAAGTGAGGAGGCATTAAGAGCAACAAGGGCTTTGGTTTTCTACGACAAACGAAAACTCACTGATGATGATGACATTGAAAGCTATAAAAAAGCCTCGCTATTTGCACAAACCGAACTTGAAACTGCGGATCAGTTTGGTGAAGCTAAAACAAAAAAGTTTGACCCTTCTGTAGTGCTGGATACTGACAGTGCCAACCTTTTAGTTAATAGGTGGGTTAATAGATACTCTAACCCTTTCAGCTTCACTTGGACGACCCAAGAAAGGAAGCTGAGTTTTGATGTTGGCGACGTTGTTGATATACAAGACCTTTCAACAGTTGATTTTACTGGCCTTCCGGTGGCAACTTCAAGAGCGCAAGTTACATCAATAAGGCCAAGTTATACAGGTGACGGTAGAGAGTACAAAATATCAGCGCTCGCATATTTGCCAAACTTTGAGACAGGCTCAGAATTTGTGATATCAGGGAATATACTCAACTACATAAATCTATACAACGAATATGCTGGCGCGCCTCCCGGCGTTGTGGAGGTTACATTTATTTTTGATGGCACCACCACAGGAACTACTGGCAACTCACTTCCAGCCATACGAGCTGGCGCTTTTGCTGCGGGTAGCGTTATCAATATTATTTTGATAAATGGCGCAGACCTACAGGCTGCAGGTGGTAAAGGTGGCACTGGTGGCGGTGGTTTCTATGAGTTCGAGGTGCCAGACTGGATAAGAACAGAGCCAACAAACGGCGCTGACGGAGGGGTAGTTTATGACGCTGAAGGGGTGACAACTAACATTTATTTTAGCGGCCCAACTGGAAATGTAAACCACCCAACTGCTGATGGTTATTTGCGCGCGCCTAGTGGCGGTGCTGGTGGGTTTAGTGCTACGTTAACAACGCCGCTAAACAGCTCGACGGCTGGCAATGGCGGTGCTGGTGGCTCTGGTAGGTCTGCTGGGCTTGGCGGGTCTGGTGGTGTTGTTCAGGCTGGCGCTTTCACTGATAATGGTGACGCTGGGGCTGCTGCTAGTGAGGTTGGGCCATTTGGCATTGACGGCGCTAATAATAACGCATTTGGTGGCGCTGCTGGTAGCGGTGTTGTTGATAGCGGGGCTACTGTTACGTTTTACGGCGATACAACATTGAGATATATAAACGGAAATGGCGATCATGTATAATAAACAAAAAGGGGTTTACTAATGGCTTGTGTAGAGTTTGCAAATGCCTGTTATACAGCTGGCGACACAATAACAATAAATTGGCAATATTCAGATGACGACGGGGTTGGTATTGACTTGACCGGCGCAACTGCTGAAATGCAATTGCTTGAAGGAATAACTGAGTTGGTTAAAGTAATAAGCATGACGGGCGGCATAACTGAGCCATTGACGGGTAGCGGGGTTTTTTCTCTAACTAAAACCGAAAGCCAATCTCTATTACCTATAGTTGAAGGCTCGCCAGCGCTCAAGGGTTATGTTTCAAAAATAAGGCTTACATTTTCTGACGGCACCACAAGATCGGTTGCTGGCATGAATGTCACAATTGAGCAGAGCGGCATACGATGAGTATATTTACCTTGTTCTCAGGCGATAAAGGCGAGAGCGGACAGAATGGAATTAACGGCAGCGGCATAGCAGATGTTGATGATCTAGCAGTTGACAGTCCTATACTTGACGCGCTTCATCAAAACAAGCTTTCAAAGAATGCCTTTATAACATTTTCGCGCACCGGCAAGGGGTCTTACACTGATCGGTACTCCCGCCTTAAATGGACAGATACGCCATTAACAACAAATTACGTAACTTACTCAGAGAACTATACTCAGTGGGATGCTTTTGGCTTAGGTAGGTTTTCAGTTGTAGGCGCAATATCCGATCCTTTGGGCGGCAGTAATGCCAGCGAGTTAAACTTGAATGTTGACACCAGAAGCCCATCAATACTAAACCCCGTTATAGCCCAAAACCAAAGCGGCTGGGCTGCTGACTCTTACATAATTTTGTCTTTTTGGATTAAGTCTATCTCTGGCACGGTTGAAAGTTTAGATGTCGCTGTTGGAACCTCCAGATATGAGATAGGGAGCATCACCAGCGACTGGGAAAGGAGAGTAATCAAAGCGCCAAACGCTAGCGGTGGAGCGTTAATATCTATAAACCCTAGAGGCGATTCAGGGACAAGGGTTGGGCTGTTTGGCATCCAGGTTCAGGATACAGAATTAACTGACTACATAAGAACAAGCGGATTGGCTAAATCAGCTAATTATGAAGTTCTGGTAATGCGAGAAAATCAAAACGGGTTCTTAATAGAAGAAGAAAAGCAAAATCTATGCCTGCACAGTAACGATTTAAAAAACTGGACGGTAACGGATGGAACTATATCAGCTTACGAAGGGCTGAGTCCGTTTGGTTTGCTGTACGAAAACATCAGAGTTAACTTTGTTTCATTGCCAACCATCACATTAAAATCAGATACAGGAACCTTAACTGCCGGAGTTGATTACACTGTGTCTATCTATGCATGGATAGCGGCAGGATCTCTTAACAGCCTTACAGCGTCGTTAGGTGACGGAGTTGAAGTTGCAATGAGTCAGCCATCAGTATCGGGATTTGCAAGGCTTTCTGTTGTGGTTAAGGCTGGGGCAGGCGACACTTTAACTTTGAAAGCAACAAGTGAAGGCTTGACAGCTCAGCTATACATATCAAATGTCCAAGTTGAAACCGGAGATATATCTAGTTATATCGAGTCGCCAACAGCTGTAAAAACTAGATCCGCTGACAATGTAAGCATGGATTACGCAACTAATTTTCCAGCGCCAAATCTGCCGTGGACTTTTTTATTCTCGGTTGTTGGCATACCGGACGATGCCGACACAAAAACAGTGTTTAGCAATGGATTATCTTCTACAGATGAGTTTTCGTTAACCTACACAAATAAAATAATGACGTTGACCAATGGGGCCAATACAGCTACATATCAAACATTTGATTTTACTGGCGTTGCCCTTGTTTATGATGGGGCGGAACTAAAAATATACAACCAGCAAAGACTGGCAAGTACTCAGGCGATGGGAAGCACCACCACGATAGGCGCTAATGCTTACTTAGGTTATAATGGTGCTAATAATTACTTAGACGGCTACCTTTCAAGGTGTATGTTTTACAACTTAGCTCTTTCTGAGCCAAATATTCAGTATTTAATGGGGGCTAAATAATGCCAGTTACAGCAACAGATACACCTACACAGGTGGTAATAAGCCCTTCAGGCCCAGATGGTTCCCCGGGGACTAACGGGGCAGACGGGGCTGGATTCAACAGCGTAAGAAAGGCGTTAATAGACAACCCGTTAAGCTGGCTATACCGTAAAAATAATCTAGTTAGCGTCCTAAAAAACACGCTAACAATTGAGCGCCCAACAACTGCTGCATATATCGATATATACGGGAATGCTCAAACTGCATTAGTGGACGCGCCAAGGGAAGAAGCCGAAGGATGGTTAATAACCGTTGATGACACCTACTATAATATTCAGGTTGCTGATAATGTACCTCTTTTAAGCGATGGGTTTTCTGTTGTTTTGAGTATCGGTTCCTATGCGGAAGCGGCGTCAAGTCAAAACGTATTTATAGTGCCTGGCTTATCTGGAGATCTGCTTAGCGTAGGGACTAACTCAAGTGGCAATTGGGAGGCGGTTTTGCTTGGTAGTGATTTACTGCAATACAAGGCGACATCATCAACAAGCGCCACATCATCAGCGCTTCAATCTCTTGTTTTGACGTATTCTGAAGGCTTAATTAATTTATACATAGGCGGCATACTTGCTGCTACAGATACTATAGCGACAGGAATTACAGCGGACATGGATTTAACTGGAAGCGTAACAACGTCCGGGGACTTCACAGTTAACATGCAAGGTCTTAGGTTTTATGATTTTGTGTTAAGCGCTGACGAAATAACATATTTAAGTTAAGGGGTAAATAATGGCTCAAACATACGGCCCATGTGGCGAGATAGTGGTTCAAACGGCTGGAGGCATACTTAAGCCAGTCGCATTTAATAGCAACCAAATAGCATTGGGGGCAAGCGGTGATATATTAACTGCAACTGCTGGGGCTAATCAGTATTTGAAGCTTACTTACTTGACGACTGGAACGGCAACAACTGAAGCGGGTATGACGCTGACGGTCGATGGGGTTGACTTGTTTAGCGGAGAGTCACTAACTGATGCCACCCCATCTGCACCAGCGAGCGCAACTGTTTTTGGTGTTGCAGATGGCAGTACATCAGTTCTGAACTCTGCCAGATTGCTTAAAGAAATAAACTGCTTGTCTTTCACACTAACAAAAGACACTGGCACAACCACAGAAGACATAGATTACGCATATCAGGTTATGGAGGCACTATAGTGATTAAGTTTTTATTATTGATGGTAATGTCATTCAGTGTTAGCGCCCTTGATTACATTTACAAAGGCTCTAGCACTCAGCGCGTAAGCACCTACTTTAACGGCTATATTGAAGACTTAGCACCGGATAGCTGGAAGTTGACAGCTCATGGTAATTCAGGATGCCTTAACCTGAATAATAGCGGGTGCAGAAAGGTGGGTATAGAAATTGAAAAAGGCTCATTCAACCTGCAAAACAAAAGAAATTATTCTTTTACATTCAAGATTCATCAAAGTGAAAGCGCTCCAGAATGGCTTATTATATTTCAGGATTGGGCGAAGCTTGACCCACTTGATACAAATGGAAATCACCCGCTAACCACTATAAAAATAAGGCGCTTTGCTGATCAATTGTATTTACAGCATTGGGAAAACTCTTGGCAGTTTAAGCCGTGGAACTTTGACCCTGATGACCCTGACGACTATAACCATACGCACGGACTTGAAGTTATGCGCGGTGAATATAAAATAACGGCGGGGCAGTATTACGACATCAGCTTTGATATACATGATCGAGGCTGGGCATCACTTAAAGTTAATGGCGTTAGGGTGAGCGATGCAGAATACCAAACAATGAGTTATACAGAGCGCCATATTAATTATTTTGGAATGTATTGGGCAAAAGACTTTAACAAGCCAGAAGACTATGAGATCGAATACTCGGTAGAGGTGTTAAACCTTAAATACACAATCAATTAACTTGCATCATGCTCAATAAACGCAGTCTCATAAGCTGTGATATAATTAAGATTAATCAACTAAAGAGAGTTTAAAGATGGGAAATAAAACCAAAGGCAAAGAGAAAGACGAAGAAACCACAAACAAGGTTGCACAGAAAGTTGTGAAGCCAAAGAAGAAAACAAAAGCCAAGTGACGGACTTATTGCTACTGCTTGCTTTTGCGGTAGCGTCCCTAGTAAATGAAAAAATACGCCCTACTTTCTTGGCGTATTCTTTTTGCGTTGCCTATCAATTAACCTTATTCGATTACCATAGCGCGGTAATTAATCATGTTATTTATGGGTTAATATTTATACCCTTTTGCTATTTTGCTATAATCCAATTATCGACAGCCATGGTTGTTTACTCTACCTTTCACCTTTTTGTATCAATTGATTATCAACTTTACAGATACAGTGATACTTTTTTGAGTAATAGCTACAACGAGATTCAAATAATATTAGCCTTAAGTCTAATATTAATCGGGTGCTTAAGGGTAGATAATGGATTTAATAATAAACTTAGCCGGTATAATTTTTCTGGGGTGGTCAATATATGGAACAATCAAGCACATTTACAGAAGAAAGGCAGAGCATGAGAGATCTATTAACAAGCGGACTAAAAGCGATTAGTGACAGTGGAAACCCGCTAACAAGTAAGCTTATTATGTACTTTGGCGTAGGTGCTGGAGTTGGTGGCGGTACGGTGCAAACTATCTCAAAAAACACTAATCACGAAATAATAGAGCAATGCGCAGCAATTGCACCAGACTGGCTAGCATACATACCTGCAATTGGGGTGGCCTCGTTAGTCATAAAAAATGCGTGTGATATTTATTTTAAAAGGCTAGAGGTTAAGCGCGGGGATAAAGAGTAGTGACCCTAGGCCAAAAGCAAGAGCTATTTAGCCGTCTACTATGTAAGCTTATGTTTTTCATACACGAACGCGATCATGAGATTAGGGGTGGCGATTGGTTCCGCGACCCTAGAATGCATGGCCATATAGGCGAAGATATAGGGTATGGCCATAAAAATTCATGCCACAAATTAAAGTTAGCTGCTGATTTAAATATATTTAAAGATGGCGAGTTATTCAAAACAGATAAAGAGCATGAGCCATTCGGGGTCTATTGGGAGTCATTGCACCCGCTTTGCAGATGGGGTGGCAGATTCCCTAAAGGTGATGGAAATCATTACTCACTAGAACATAACGGGAGTAAATAACATGAACATACTCAGCTTTATAGGTGAGATATTCGCACCAGCAGCAAAGTTAGTTGATGACCTACACACCAGCACTGAAGAAAAGCTGATCCTTTCAAATGCATTAGCAAAGCTTGAAAACGAGCTTCACACTAAGGTTTTAGAGTATGAAACAAAGATACTCGACAGTAAGACTAAAATAATCACAGCAGAGGCCACAGGTGAAAGCTGGATGCAAAGAAACTGGCGACCAATAACAATGCTAACCTTTTTGGCTTTAGTCGTGTGTGACTCGTTTGGCTTGCTTACGTTTAGGCTGGCAGATGATGCATGGATTTTGTTACAGATTGGTTTAGGCGGCTATGTTGTTAGTCGTGGTGGTGAAAAAATGATGAGAACATTCAAGCAGCAGTAATTAGCCAAGATTAAACAAGGCTTGAAATCTTCCTTAATCGCCAATTCTTCGCGCTGTTCATCGTAGTGCATAAATCACCTCTATTAGTTAAGTTAATCCTGATATTTCGCCACCGTCTCAGGTTTTCGGCTATGAGCGGAATTTAAACCGCCGGCTTTGCATATGGCATATCAACTGTTCGTGTTAACATGGTTGCAGCACATTAACTGCCAAGGAGTTTCGGCTATACATTACAGTTGGCCCCTCTGCTTTACTTACCCGTCCGTGGTGCCTCTTAGTTAATGGTTAATTAAATATTTGCACCACAAAGCCCCAATTAAGGGGCGCGGTATTAACAAAGCAGGCAGCGGGGTAAGCTTAACTTGCATTCGTTATTTACTCATTACACGTTTAGTTAGTCTTTCATAATTTTACTCCACTTTTACCCAGACCTAGACCCAGACATAGACCTAGACCAAGACCTAGACCTAGACATAGACCTAGACCTAGACATAGACCTAGACCTAGACCAGGACCTAGACCCAGACCTAGACCAAGACCCAGACCTAGACTTAGACCCAGACCAAGACCCAGACCTAGACTTAGACCCAGACCAAGACATTATTGCTGCGTTCATTTTCTTTCCCTGTACAGTTCGTTTTCCCATTCCGCCCAATCAACTAACGCCCCTATATTTACACCAGAACGTCCAGAAAACATCTCAACTTCGGAAACCTTGCCAGTTTCAAGAAATTCAGTAAAAAGCCCAGTGTCAGCAACCCATGAACCGCTTGAAGTGCTAACAAGATCCCCGTGGACTTCTTCTACAATACCAACATGTATATGTGTAACCGTTCTAAACATGTAAGCCTTCCCGACTTTAAACGGAGACTCATGATTATTGCTATTTAAGTTAAATAATCCAGATAATTCTTTCGCCTGCCCAATTGTTAAATCATTTATATTCATAGTAACCTCTATTTAAGTTTAAAGAACCGCTCTATGTCATTAATAGTAATAGCGAGAACATAGAGCATAACAAAGAATGCGAATAACGCAAGTAATACAGCATAAATATTTAAGATACTTATTAAATTAACCAATAAGTTCATCGTAGATAGCCTTATTCTCTTTGATTATTTCGATCTCACGAGCTTTACTCATTTTGTGTTCCATAGCTCTACGTTCTTTATCTCTTGGTGTGTCGCTTTGATTGCGAATTTTTAATATTCTCTTTGCGATTTCCTCTACTGGTAATTGTTGCATATGTGTCATGGTTTAGCTCCTACATGCAGTTTAATATTGCGCGATACTGCAAACCGATTGGCGCAAATGGGACATCGTCGTCAAAATCAAAGTCAGGCTTAACCATTGGCTCGGATTGTGCTGGCGCTTGCTGCTGTTGCGGCTTCTGGTATGTCGGGTTGTTTTGCTGCTGTTGTGGCGCTTGTTGATTGCTTCCAGCACTACCAATCAAATCAATTGATGAAACCTTCAGAGTTAGATAAACCTTTCCTTCATGCTCTTTTGTTCCAACTTCACCACTCAGCGCCACTTGCTGACCTTTAACCAGGTATTGAACTAGCTTAGATTCTGCTTGCTTGCCCCATAGCGCACAATCAACCCATAGCGTTTGTTGTCTATCGCCAAACCCAGATTTAACCGCTAATGCGAAGTTGCAGACAGCATGCTGCCCCACTTGCGCAGTCCTGCAATCCTTTCCTAAATTACCTGTAATATTCCAATTGTTCATTGTTTGCCCTACCTTGTTTAATAGTTAATTGTTACACGTTCAGTTTTAAGTAACGCCTTAACGACACTTATAGCGGTTTTTTCATCAATTCCGCACTCTTGCATTAAGTGGGTTTTTATTTCGCCTCTAACAGCACCAGCGTGCTTTTTGTTGGCTTCTAGCTTGCGCAATCTCTCAGCTTCAACTTCAGCAATTCTATGCTGCTCTGCTACTGCGTCTTTCTTGGCTTGTTCGATGGCTGCTAACTTGTCAAACTCAGCTTGTTTAGCGGCTTTCTCTGCGTCTAGCTTGGCTTGCTCTTCGCGTCTATTTGCCTGGTCAAGTAATTCTGCATTACGCTGATGAGCTTCAGCTTGCGCTTTTGCTCTTATACCTTCATCACGAATAGCTTGCTCTGTCTCTTCATCTGCTTTTTTCTGAGCCGCTTCCATTTCTGCAAGCTTGGCAAGCTTAGTCTCGGTTTCTTCTTGTGCGATTGCACCATTCAGCATATTGTTTAGTTTATCTAATAATTCAAGCTGTTTTTTTACGGCATCTTCTGTTCTATCTTGAAACACAAGAGGGTCAAAACTGTAGTCTTGTATTTCATCAATAATAGTCTCGATTACAGTTGATGTTTGTCCGATAGCTTCCATAGCTGAGTCTGTTAACTTAGCAAATGCTTGATCAATACTTTCCTGCCTTTGCTTTTCAGCTTCGCGTATTATTCTTTGCTCTTCTGCGTGAGCGTCAATTAAAGCTGTTAGTGGCTTATTTGCGTTTTCAAGTCTAGCTCTAATTAATTCCGCTTCAGCTTCTACCTGTGATTTAAAATCTTTAGCTTTATCAATTCTTGCTCTATCAATAGTTTTCAGTATACCGTTAATTAGTGAAGCGCTATCCTTAACATTTTTGCGCTCTGCTGGCTTGTTCATATCAACAATAAGCCCTTTGTATTTCTCAGACTGCTTTTCAATTTCCTGAAGTTTTTCTTCAGTTGTTAAATCCTTAAATATAACTATTTCATTTTTCATTTTTTCTGTCCTCGATTGCTTTATCTAATTTAGTCTCAAAACCCTTGCTAGCAAACCCACCAAATTGGCAGCGCGTTATAGCCTTCTGCTTAATTCTCAATATTGCCTTTTCAAATCCTGCAATGTTACTTATAGCCTTTGCTGACTCAACTTCTTTGACTAGCCATTCGCCTATCTTTTTGTGTTGTTCGCGTTGTTTCTCTTCTTTTTCTTCAGATTCTTTTAGTCTTGCTGACATTTCAGCGCCGTGAACATAATCCTGATCGTCAAATTTACCCATATGTATATCAGCGCAAAACCCTAAGTCAGTAAATGCCTTTGTTAGCGCGTCAGTCCTTACCTTCTTTACGGCTTCATCATCAACTTTCAAATAACCTTTACCACCATTTGTTATATAAGCCTCTTTAATTTGTGACGCGATAGGAAACTCAGCTTTTTCACCACCATAGTTATAAAATGCGGTTGCTTGATAATTCAATATACAAGTACTTCCTTCAAAGTGAACTCTCTCGTATATCTCACTGCCTGCTATAACACCCCATCCCAATCCGTACATGCCAAAAGCCTTGGTTATCATTTTCTTTTTGTACTGCGCATCAACAGATGTTCTTTGCTGCCCGCCTACTTTTGCAGGTTTAGTATACTTTGGGTCTGTTGTTTCGACTTCATCCCAAAACGCTAAATTACTCATAAATCACCCCTTACTCGTTAAATATTCCAAAATTGCAACGCTACCGATTGCATTAAGAACATAGCCAATGCCTTTTTCGTTGATGATTTCGTCAATCAAAAGATCTGGCCTCGAAATCTCTGCATTAATAATTGCCTCCGCACCATTACCTTCAATTAAAACTTTACCACTAGCATGTATTTTCATAACCTTCCCCTAGTTACTTGCAAGAGCATCAATAATTAAACTCTCAGCATGTTTAGTTAATATTTCAATAGTTAGCTCAGTTACTTTTTCAGACTCGCCGCGCATTGATAATGTAAAAAGCTGATTTGATTCATTCAAGGATATTTCTGCTAAGACGTCATTTAGTGTTATTTCAATACCGCCAACTGTTACCACTTCAAGCTCGAAGAACACTTCACGATATGCGGCAATAACCGCTTCTTTTGGGCGCTCCTCAGAATCAGGATTGATTGAATGTGCGTGGTTGTAATCTGTTACTTTATTCATAATTTTACCCTCTGCGATTTCGATAACCAAACTTTAGACCAGCTTAAAATTAATTACAAGTATTTAATTGATTTATTTTAAATTAACTATTATAGTTAGCTCAAGTTAACTAATTAAAGGCACAAAAATGGTAAAGTTAGACAATTACGAAATGAATTTACTTGCTGAATTGGTAGATACCAGGAAAGCAAACAAAAGCTTAGTTAAGACTCGCAAAGATATAGTAAGCGAGATGATACGAACCGCGCATAAGAAAGAATGCAACAACTAAAGGCTAACACAATGAACCACAAGCAAGAGCATTACATGTACAGACGAAGAGGCGGCAGAAAATCATTGACCGGCCTATGGATAGCGAAGCACATCGGACAAATTAGAGTTGTATTATTAATTATTATTCTCTCTGCTGGTTATTTTGGCACTGCATATTTAGATAAGCAGAGTTCAACGCAGGAGGTAATGCAAAGTGAAAACAATTAGTTTAAAACTTCCACATGATGAATTTGAAATAAAACCGGTGCTACTAATGGACTTATACGACTACATGAGAACCGTAAAAGAAAGGGTAGGCAGCGCACCAACTAGAACTTACATGCAACATAAAAACCAAGACGGTTATACACGCATAAGGCAGACGAAGGCGAATATATTTGTTGAATGGATTTTATATTAATTAATAAAATGGGGTAGGTTATGAAATTCGAATTAACACTAGATGACGCATATGAATGTATTGTTAACTGTGACTTAGACGTTGAAGCAGCGCAGGAATATATCAAAGCTATGCTGCATGAAATTAACGGCATACCAGAAGGCTTATAAACAACTTAATAGAGGTGATGTATGAAAAGGGTGTGGGATAAAAATAAAAATGTTTTTGATGCTGCCTATGAGCGTATCGACTTTACTTGGAGGAATTTTGAAAGGGTTTATCTTTCTTTTTCTGGCGGAAAGGATTCTGGTGTAATGCTTAATTTAGCGATTAAGTACATGAAAGAAAATCCAGACGTAATAAACGGGAGAAAGCTTGGCATTCAGATAATGGATAACGAAGCTAACTATGATGAATCGATCAAGTTTATGCACGAAATGATGAGAGATAACCGCGACGTTTTAGATATATATTGGTGCTGTCTACCAATAACATTACCTTGCACAGTTTCCGCGTATCACATGGATTGGCAGTGTTGGGGCGAAAGAGACAAGCATAGATGGATAAGGCCGATGTTTGAAGATGATTATATTGTGAATATAGATAACCATCCATTTGGTGATTTGTTTGAAGAAGATATGCAGTATGACCATTTTTGGGATATGTTCGCTGAATGGTACAGTCAAGGCAAGTCTTGCGCGAATATGATAGGGATTAGAACCCAGGAAAGCCTAAACCGCTTCAGAGCGATAATGAACGAAAGAAAACAAATGGTCGACGGTAAGCCGTGGACAAAAAAGAATACCGAACACACTTACAATGTTTATCCTGTTTACGATTGGAAAACAGAGGATGTTTGGATAGCTAATGACAAGTTTGAATGGAACTACAATGAGCTTTACGACATTTTTTACAAAGCAGGAATACCACTTCATTCAATGAGGGTTGCATCACCGTTTATGAGTGAAGCAAAAGGAAGTTTAAGTTTGTACCGAGTTATAAACCCGCATATATGGGCTAGACTTTGCGCTAGGGTTCAAGGTGCAAATTTTGTAGCAACATATGGAAAACAGTTAGATTACAAGAGTGTAAGCCTACCTAAAGGTCATACGTGGAAGTCTTTTGTTAAGTTTCTTCTTGAGACATTACCTAAAGAGTCTGCTGAAAATTTTAAAATTCGCTTCGTTCAATCTATAAAATATTGGGCAAGAGTGGGGCGCGGCCTAGATAATGAAACAATAAGTGAACTTTCAAAAAATGGGGTCAGGTTTAACATAAACGGGCTAACCCCTCACGGGTCTAAAAGCCTGCTAAGAGTTAGAATACCTGTTCCGCCTGACCATGTTGACGGGATGAAGAAAAACAACAGCAACGTTACAAGCTGGAAAAGATTTGCAATAACAATCTTAAAGAATGACCACACGTGCAAGTATATGGGATTACAGCCAACTCACACACAAGCAAAAAGGCAACGCGCCATAATGGAAAAATACAAAGTACTTGGAGATAAAAAATGAAAATAGTTAATCATGCTAATTTAGAGAAAGATAGAGTAGTTGATTTTCACGCTGGTGTAAGCAAGCGAATTATATTGAAAAAGGATGGCATGGGCTTTGGACTAACAAGAACAACAATAATGCCAGAAGCTGGCAAAGTGTTTCAGCATTATAAAAACCACCTTGAGGCATGCTATTGCATAAAGGGCTTGGCAATACTGACATGCGCAAAGACTGGGCATGAGCATTGGATAAGAGAAGGCGACACCTATATTCTTGATAAAAACGATCCGCATTATTTTCAAGCTATGGAAGAAACCACGCTACTATGTTCTTGGAATCCTCCGCTAATTGCAAGAGAGACGCACAGAGAAGATGGTTCATACTCAACTGATGGGAGTAATTAATATGACTTATAAATCACCAGTGTATAACGTTATACCAGTGCCAATTGAAAAAGTAACAGCGAACGATTACAACCCAAACAGCGTTGCGCCTCCAGAAATGGCATTGCTAGAAACTTCAATTTGGGAGGATGGGTATACACAGCCAGTAGTAACTGTTTATGACAAGGAGAATGATAAATATGTTGTTATAGATGGATTCCATAGGTTCTTAACGCTTAAAAACTCAAAGCGAATTTTAGAGCGTGAAGGCGGTGTGTTGCCTTGTGTTGTTCTTGACAAAGAAATGCACGATAGGATGGCATCAACGATTAGGCATAACAGGGCTAGAGGATCGCACAACATAGAGCTGATGAGCACGATAGTTTCTGAGCTTGTCGAGATGGGTAAAGGCGATAGATGGATATGCCAGCACATAGGGATGAGTGCAGATGAGCTGCTAAGGCTTAAGCAGATAACCGGTTTGGCATCACTATTTCAAAATAAAGACTTCTCTGAATCGTGGTCGATAGAGAACGATGAGGAAGTTTAAAAGGGTTTGGCACCCATATTATAAATGGGAGGAGGTGCCGCACAATATGTGGGGCACTGTCTCTGACAGAAAGAGATCAACATTAATCGCTATTGATTTCACTGGAAGCCACAAGTTATACGGTTTCTATATGACTAAAGTTGTAAATGAATGGCCTGTTAGTTGCGAAAACGCATTAACTGATTATTATATGAACAGAAAAGCGTGGATTGGTCATGCCGCTGTTGCGTTGGCCTTGGGCATTCCTGAAGATATAACAAGACAAGCTTGGAAGAACTTAAATTATGAGCAACAATATTTGGCAAATAAGGAAGCAATCAGAGCAATATCATCATGGGAGAACATGTATATCGAGAGTAAAAAGTTACGAGCAAGTATGGGAGGATCGCTGTTATCCTGACGGAATCCCAGACGAGGTACCAACCGGATTAATGAAGTCAATGCGAGTTCCTAGCTACAAGGCAATAGCTATGGCGATATTAAATAATGATTTGCCTTTATACGCTCTAGGATTTCAGCCTCACGTTAGCCACTGGTATCATGTTGTAAAAAATGAAAAATCAGATGAAGAAAGCAGGCAGATAAGACTATTTTAGATTAACAAAACTAACAGTATAAACAGGAGAGGATTATGAAACCAACACGAACCCAGGGCCAGATACAAACACACAAAGCACTTTACACAATAGCTATATTTGCACTGGTAGTTGTTAATGTGTATTTAGCTTTAAATTAAAGAGGAGAGGATTGTGGATAACGTAATAGAATTTAAAAAACCTGATTTTCTAAGCTATATAACAGATGAGAACGGGAAACCATGCGGTGTAAAATCGGGTGACTTATCAATATCCGCTGAACGCAATATGGTATGTGTTGATGTGTTTGGATCTGAAGATGTATTTAGCATTGAACAGTTCAATCAAATCTGTATAGCTTGGCTAGCACTACACGAGCCTGATGTTTTGAAGTTTGACGAGTAACCAAACAAAAAGCCCCTTGCCAATAAACAAGGCTATAGTATAATTAACGGGTAGTCGCCAGGCTGCAAATACCTAGTGAATCCGCCCGATAGACGCTAAAACTATCGGGCATCCTCTTTAGCGGAGGCGTTCAGTAGGCTGGATTTACACTAAAAAGGTATACAATAATGAGTAGAGACTGCACCCAAGCTGTATGGGATATGAATCTCAAACCAGCTACTTTAAAACTTACGCTTTTATCATTAGCTGATCGAGCTGATAACGATGGGCATAGATGTTACCCATCAATAGAGCGAATATCTAAAGACACAGCATTAAACAAAAAAACAGTTCAATTAAACATCACAAAACTTATTAATTTTGGGCTAGTTCAAGACACTGGCAAGCGTGTTGGGCAGTCTCAAAGAGTTAGAGTTTTAAAAATAATTATTCAGTCAATCCGAAATTGGGATGATCCCGAAAACGGTATGATAGACGATCCCGAAAACGGTACTTTGGATGATCCCGAAAACGGGGTGCATAATCAGTCAGTTAATCAGTCATTGAACCAGTCAGATACTAATGATAGGTCTAACGACCAATCTAACGTGGTTGAAAAAGCTTTTGAATGGTTTTGGTCTACATCATGGAAGCCAGTTAAAAAGGCCATAGGTAAAGTCGACACATCTCCAAAATCCTTCAACCTTGAAAAACGTTGGAAGCCTTTATTTAATAAAAAATACTTCATGACTCATACCACTGAAAAATTCAAAGCTGAAGTAAACGCAATGGCTGCATTTTGCAAAGAAGCCCACAATGCTGATCGTGGAAGATTTGAAAACATGCAGTTGGCTAGGTTCTTAACGGAGGCTCAGTGGCGCGATGAATAATCAAATATTAAAAATACCACCACATTCACTAGCTGCTGAACAATCCGTTTTAGGCTCGATGATTATAAATTCAGATTGTCATTACTCAGTTGTTGAAATTATAAATCACGATCACTTTTATGTTTTATCTCATCGTGAAATATACAAAGCAATTAAGATCCTGCTAGAAAACAAAAAGCCTATCGACCTATTAACAATTTGTGACTTATTAGAATCACTTGGTACTTTAGACGATGCGGGAGGCATGGCATACATTGGCGAACTAGCCAGAAATACACCAACATCTGCAAACGTTATGACTTACTGCGAAATGGTTGTCATGGAATGGAACGGAAGAAAGATAATTGAAGCCTGCCACAAAGCATTAGATCAGGTTTATGCTAAGAGTGGCTATAAAAAAACCCGTGAGAAACTGTACAGCGATATCGAGCCTTTATTCGTAGAAAGGGGTGAGAATGAAATTGCAGACGCTCCAGAGCTTTGTAGTGCGTTTATTGATGAATTGGAAAGGTTAGGTAAAACAGACGGAGGCATGAGTGGGCTGTGTACTGGAGATAAGCACCTAGATGATGCAACAGGTGGCTTACATACTGGTGACTATCTGGCGATTGCTGGCAGGTCTGGAAGCGGTAAAACTACCAGAGCTATGAATATACTCGCGCACTATACAAAAATGGGCAGGCGTTCATTGTTCTTCAGTATGGAAATGAAGCGGCAAAAAGGAATGATGAAACTAGTCAGTGATATTGGTAATGTACCATTTTCTGCAATTAAATCAGCAGAGCTAAACGATTATCAATGGTCATGTGCAGCAAATGCAATTGAAGTGGTTAAAAAATCAAAGCTTCACATTGATGATAGTTCAGGATTATCTATAAGCGATATTGAGCGCAAAGCTAGGCAGCTAAAAGCGAAGTATAACGAACTAGATTTAATTGTAGTTGATTACATACAGCGCTTAAAAATCGACAGCAACAACATGTACTCAGAATTAACCAACGCAAGCAACAGGTTAAAAGATCTAGCGATGGAATTAGGCTCATCTGTAATTGTAATAGCTCAGTTAAAGAAAAATTCAACAGGCTTTCCAAACGCATCAGACTTACGCGAAACAGGAGCCATTGAGAATGATTCAGACGTTTTAATGTTCTTACACACACCGAGTGAAGACCTTAAACCGCACAAAGGAATGCTAACTTGCGAGATATTCAACAAGGTAAGGTTTGGCGAAACTGGCGTGAAGATGCTAGAAAACCAATTAGACTATCAACGCTTTCAATGTGTCGATACTGAATATGTAGAAGCTGAAACAAAAGATAGATTCGGCTAATGCCCTTATACCAAATAAAGACTGACCGCGGGCTAATAACCGCTATAAGCATGGATAAGCGAAACAAAGACCAGGTGGAGAAGGATTTGAGGAAGGATAAACCTTGGTGGTTTGATGGCTCAGTTAAAAAGATTGAAAATAAACCTTGATTAATGCGGTAATCGCGCTAATATTAGGGTTAATTGAATCGGAAGGGGTTAGGAAATGACATTAAAAGACAAATGCAAAGCGGCTGGTATTACGCCTGGCATTCTAAAGGCAAATAATCCAGTGCCAGACCGTACAATATACGATTGGTCAAACAACTACCCTGAGCGCATAGACATGGTTATTCACTCAGTATTATGGCTAAAGCAACAAGGTCAGTTAAAAACAATTATTACTAATGTAAAGGCGTTAAAGAAATGAATCCAAACCCAAGCATACAAACAAAAAAAGAATGGTGGGATAAGCGCATAGTTGAGTTAATCGACTTGGTTTTATACCTTGGTTATAGATTAAAAGACCTAGCGAAACACTTTGACCGTCCCGCCGGTGCAATAGCGTCAATGCTACATAGACGTGAAATAAGCTTAGTAGGCTTGCGTTATCGTCATAGTAAAAATCAAGCGTAGGAGCAAGGCGAATGAATAAACACATAGAACTAGTAAAGAAGTGGTTAGTTGACCCTACGTCAGTTACGCAGCAAGAGTTAGACGATAATCGTGATGCTGCTGATGCTGCTAATGCTGCTTATGCTGCTGATTATGCTGCTAATGCTGCTTATTATGCTGCTGATGCTGCTGCTGATGCTGCTGCTGATGCTAAATACTGGGTTAACCGTTACGAGGAACTAAAGGAGCAAGGCGAATGACTAACCAAGAGATTATAGACAATGCGCCAGAGGGTGCGACGCATGTTGATGAAGAAAATGATTACTTTGCTTTTAATGCACGTTGGCGATGGAATTTATGGCATGATGAAACTAAAAGATTTGAGGCAACAAGAGCTACTACTACCCGCTCACTAGCAGACATTAAGCGCATTGCAGAGCTTGAAGAAATGCTATTAGCTAGAACAAAAGAACTTGACGCGTGGATTGATAACAGGAAGGTGAAGTGATGAAAATTGAATACGGAATAAGCAATCAAATATTTGGAATAGATAAAGTCGAATCGAAAGTTGCTAGTTTTGGAGATGGTAAAACTAGAATATCAACTGTCGGGTGGGATGGTGACTTAGCAGGAATACAGATTGTCCGAGATAAATTAATGGATAAACCTTTTGGGGTGTATAAAGGAGACCACGCTAAAGTAGTAAACAATATGCCGAATCACGAAAAAGTATATTTAGTTTTTGATAATACCAAGTCTATTGATATTGCTATAGATAGACTGGAAGAGGCAAAAAAACTGCTAGATGCAGAAATGACAGAGGAGTTACCCAATGACTAAACACGACAGCAAAACAGCAAATGAATTGATACTTGAGAATGCGCCAGAGGGTGCGACGCATGTTGAAATTGAATCTAGCGGAGATTTTGAGTACTGGAGATTGAAAGGTGGTCTTTTTGAGTGGCATCACTTTTGCCCCACTAGTCAAGATTACATTTATTCATTTCAGAAGGTAGATAGCGAAAGCATGGAAGATTACCATTCACTCACAGACATTAAGGAACTTGTCGAGCTTAGAAAGAAGAATGCTGAGCTTAATACAGCATATGAAACAGTCACGCAAACAAGGTGTGTTTCATATGAAGATTTAGCAATACGCGACCTTGAGCAACAGGCGAAAGGCGTGGTTAAGGGGTATGTGTCTGCTTGTAAGTGGGCTTTGGGGAGCCAGTACGATGAATCCGTAGCTAAAAATAGGGCGCTTATTTATGCCAAAAAACTAAAGGAGCAAGGCTAATGACTAACCAAGAGATTATAGACAATGCGCCAGAGGGTGCGACTCATGTTGATAATAATGGGTTTTACTTGTCAGCCGGCAAAAGCGGATATATGACTATGGAAGATTACGATGGTGGGAGAGATTGGGATTATGCACATGCTGACCTTTGCCACACTCGCTCACTAGCAGATATTAAAGAAATCGAGCAACTTAAAGCAGAATTGGTAACAGCTAAGGCTGAATTAGATGAACTTGGCGAGCAATGTAGGAAAGTTACCTTCTTTAAGTTACAGCCACTAAAGGAGCAAGGCGAATGAACAAACACATAGAACTAGTAAAAAAATGGCTAGCTGACTCTGAATCAGTTACACAACAAGAGTTAGAAGATAACCGTGCTGCTGCTGATGCTGCTGCTGATGCTGCTGCTCGTACTGCTCGTGCTGCTAATGCTGCTAATGCTGCTGATTATGCTGCTTATGCTGCTTATTATGCTGCTGATGCTGCTGCTGATGCTGCTGCTGATGCTGCTGCTGATGCTAAATACTGGGTTAACCGTTACGAGGAATTAAAGGAGCAAGGCGAATGATAGACATACCAAGATTAGGAGCGCCGCAGTCAATCGAGGACTTTGACGGGTATCAAGAAGTCTACTCAGCTTATAAGGTCGAAAAAACAGTGAGCGCACTTAGTGAACGCATTGCAGAGCTTGAGGAAGAGCGTGTTGCTCGTGACCTAACCCAACAAGCTAAGGGTATTAGTGATTATATCAAACACATTCAAGGTGTTACCGAAATCATAAACCAAACGGATATAAATTGCTCTGAAAACTATATCATGCACCTACTCAACCAAGCTAAAGAGCAAGGCGAATGACTAAATACAAAGAAGGTGACAAAGTTGTTATCCTCAGAGGAAAATACGCAGGGGAGATTGGCGTGTTTTACTGCTTTATAAATAAGCACCACTTATCCGATGAACGGCGACTACAAGTATCTGTACAAAGTGGTATGGGATGGAAAACGTTATTACTAAATGAGACAGGCGTTATAAAAAAGGAGCAAGGCGAATGAACAAACATATTGAACTAGTAAAGAAGTGGTTAGCTGATAATGATTCAGTTACACAACAAGAATTAGACGATAACCGTAATGTTGCTGCTGCTTATGCTGCTGATGCTGCTGCTGATGCTGCTTATTATGCTGCTGCTAATGCTGCTAATGCTGCTTATTATGCTGCTGATGCTGCTGATGCTGCTGCTCGTGCTGCTAATGCTGCTTATAATGCTGCTGCTGATGCTGCTACTAGTGCTGCTGCTCGTGCTGCTGCTGATGCTGCTGCTGATGCTGCTGCTGATGTTGCTTATTATGCTGCTGCTGATGCTGCTAATGCTGCTTATGCTGCTGCTTATGCTGCTGCTTATGCTGCTTACTGGGTTAAACGTTACGAGGAACTAAAGGAGCAAGGTGAATGAAACAACAGCCATTTACAATTAACTCAGAAGCTACGCTGCAAGCGGCTAAGGATTTTTTAACTAAAGAGTTTAATGATCGTAAGTGGCTACAGATAACACCTAACTACGATAAGCAAAGGACAGGATTGCAAAATAAAGCATTGCATGTCTATTGCGGCCTACTAGCTGAGGCTATGAATGACGCTGGATTTGGATTTGTGATCATAGTTAACAGGAAAGAAACTGAATGCAATTGGACAATGGAAAGAGTTAAAGATTTCATGTGGAGGCCAATTCAAGAGGCTTTAAAAAAAGAAACGTCAACGGCAAGGGTTAGCACTAAAGATTATCCAGAAATATACGAGACGTTAAACCGTCACACAGCAACCAAGTTAGGAATATCTTTAGAATGGCCTAACAAAGAACAATAAGGTGTATAGGCATGATTAGCAAAGGAAAGAACCCAACAGCATTAGAATTGAAATGGCGCGGGATAGTGGCAGATTTTGCGAATAACACAGATTGGCTTGATGTTTGGTTTGGTGAGTACTCAGACACATCAAGATTTGAGTTAGACCATATTCTAGGCGCTCAAGCTAAAAGAAAAATTAATCTTGTGTCTGTCAAGGTTGGAGAGCTGGCAATAATGCCAATACCTTATGAATTGCATAATGTTATGTGCGATCATAAGTACAACAAAACACTAAGACCAGCAGCCTTTAGAGAACACTTTGCTGGTGATGATTTTGTATTTGATGACATGATTACAACAATGAAATCAGACGGTTATGAAATACCATTCAGCCAAGACATAATCAACGCAATAGTTAGGGGGTGACATGGATAAAGTAATAATAGACCAAGGAAATATCGATCCAGAAAGAACAAGAATGCTATCAATAATAAAAGCTGTCGCCCATATCGGTATTGATTTTGGTTATGGAAAATACGAGCTAGAGCAGGAGTTTATAGATATGGCTAGGGCAATCTGTGAGCAGGAGGATATAGTTTGAATAAACTAATAATAGGAATTGATCCGGACTCAGTTAAAAACGGAATAGCACTATATGAAAACGGCAAACTAGGAGCATTACACAACTTCACAACTATTCAATTCTATCTATTCTGTGAAGAGTGGCGTCAAAGTATAGGGTCTGTTCACCTTGAGAATTTAAACGGTAATCGGTGCAGCTCTTTTGGCTGGAAAAGCTTACCTAATGCGAAGGTAAAAGCTAAATACTCAGAATCTGTTGGTAAATGCAAACACGCACAACAAGAAATAGAGCGTATATGTGAACACTTTAAAATTAAAGTTGTGCTGCATAAAGTATCTAGCAAATGGAAAACCCAAGCAAGCAAGACAGAGTTTGAACGTGTAACAGGCTGGACAGGCAGAAGCAATGAAGACACTCGCAGTGCTGCATACTTCGGCTTTTTGGGGTCTAAATGAAATACCCACAAACTAAAGACTGGCCCAGTGATGAAACAAGAATTGAAGCTATTATGCAAAATGGCAATGAAGGCGATCATTACCCAGGTATAGGGCTTGACGATTACCTGGAAGATAAAGGCGAAATAAAAGCGCTAAAGAAGCAGGTTGAACAGCTTGAAGCGAGATTACAGCGAGAGATTAAAGCAAAAAGCAAGTGGAAAGTAAGGTATGAATCTATAAAGCCCGAGCGCAAGTCAATCAGAACAAAGAAGAATCAACAGGCGCTTGATATGATCACAGCTCTTGATAATGGCGATAAATCAAAATCATTAGCTGACATTGGCAGGTTACTAGATATCAAATATGGAACGCTTAAAAACATGGCGTACAGACACAGGAAAAGCCAAAACAAAACTTGTTAAGCTTGGCTTCAATGCCT